AAGACCTGCGGTTTTCATGTTCGCCCAAGTTGTGTTTGTCTTCTTGCTCTTGTTGTCCACCTCTTCCATGCCAGCGGCCAGCGCCTTGAGCTTGGCGCTCGCCTTGTCATCGGCTTCGATTAGGATCTGAATCTTAGAGGTGGCCATATGCCCTTCGCAGTCCCATGACGCTCAACACGATCTCCCAGGCACGCGGGTTCTGCTTGGTGAACTCGCCCTCGTTACCAGGAGGAGAATCGGCATAGATTTTCATGGCATCGTAGACACGGAGCGTGGCCGACATCCGCTCAATCAGTCCCGCCGGCTGGTCGCGCAACCCTCCCGCCTCCGGTAGCGTGTTCCAGGTCTGCGCCTGCCACGCGAGCATGAGTTCACCTGGCGGCGGCCCTTTGCCCTCGGCGCAGTCCGCCGCCGCCAGGATCATTCCGGGGGGATTTCGAGCGTCTCCCCAATCATCTCGTCCAGCCTCCTCCCAAGCCAGCGCACGTTAGCCGGCTTCATCCCGGCCACATCTTGCTCGGGCGGAAGCAGGATCCCGCCCCTCCACGCGGCACGCAGAATGGAGCCGTGATGCTCGACCGAGGATAGACGGATGGCATTATCGCCGTCCAGTTCGCGCTTGACCTTGAAGAACGATTCCACATGCCGCTGCAGAATCGGCTCGACGACCTCGACGGAAAGACCGAGCTTCTCGCTTTCGAGCTTCATCATGGCACCGTGGCAACGCCATCCACAACGACCTTGATCTCGGCAAAAGCGGCCTCAGTCGCGTTGTATCTGGCTCGGAAGGTACCAGTCAGCACATCATTTCCGTTTTCCTCTCCTAATTTTTCGAACTTCTCCCAACGTCCGGCTAGATCTACCCGCAGCACCTTGGTCGTGAAGCCGGTGCCGGCCGTTCCCAGCGCGGAGCCCGGGAAGTTCAGACGAACGAGTTTCGAAGTCCCGGCGCGCCAGGCGGCCTTCTGGTCTCCACCGTGGGAGTCGTGTTCGAAGGTGATGTTCACCAAGATCTCAGGCTGGGTGATCTTGGAGAAGGCGAAGTAGAGCTGCCCATTGGCCGCCATCACCGGAACCCATCCCGTCTTGACGCTGAGGTCCATCCCAAGGAAGGTGTTGGACTTGACCGTCGAACCGAATGTACCGGATACGGGATCGATGGCCAACGATCCCTTGGAGAATAGGACCTCCTCCACTGTCGGAATGGTGGGGGACCCGGCGAACGCAGCCGAACCCGACTGGCGGGCAGCCCACGTCGCCTCCATCATTACGGCTTCGCCGCCCTTGCCTGTCAGTTTGAAGTCTTGGACGAAGGCATACTCCATCCGGTCGGAGTATTGATCGTCTCCGCCATAGATGGTGTAGGTCTTGGCGGAATTCTTCGAAGTCGTCGGGAAGGTGTAGGTGTAGATCTTCCCCGATGCTCCGGCTCCGCCATCCGAGGCGCCCGTACCAACGAGTTTCACGCCGGCCTCGAGGATGTGTAGAACCTGCTCAAAGGTTGCTGGCGTAGACTCCATCGCCAGCAGTGCCCCGAGAGCCGGCTGGTAGGAACGATCAAGTCCCGAAATGTAGCCCACATCCTCCTCGGGGAAGGTCACGACTCTGGTGTCCTCGATCGTGCCAACGCCCCGCCAATACGTTGTTGCATTGACAGGGGTACCCGCGACAGATTCCCGGCCGAGGGTGAGCTTTCTTAAAGAACGGATTCCGGCCATGCTCTACTCCTTGGGCCTTCTATAGAGGCCCGATGCGATCAGTCGTTCGTATCCGTGCTCCTTAGCTTCCTCAGCGGTCAAGTCCCTAGCGGGAACGTCCGGGAGGAAATCAAGGCCGACGTAGATCAGCTCACCGCCGACTGAATCTTGACGCCTTGAACGATGAACTGGATGCCCAGGGTCTTCTGCGTCGCCCATTCCATCTCTCCCCACCGGTAGCTGATCCGGTCGAAGGTCGAAATCTTGCCGGCCCACTTCGAAGTCAGGTTCGAGAACAGCAGATTGGGAATGCTGTCCACGAACGGGATAGCCAGCGCGTAATCGAATGGTAGATCCTTCCGAGCCACATGAAGCTCGATGATGACGTTGTGTAGGCCCGTCCTCAACCCGGCAGGTGTCTCGATGTGTTCCCCATCCCCCGGGTAGCCCGTGACGAATGGGAAATCGCTAGCCTGCTCTGGTGGGGAAGCGGGTGCAAGTTTGATCCCGGACAGCGACCGGATGTAAGTCAGCGCCTGGGCGATGGCATCTCGAGTTTCGTTCGCCATCTAGCCCGCCCTCTTGCGATACGGCTCCAGCATGAGCTGCACATCGGGGTCGAGCTTGGTGATCTGCAAGAGCTGGCCCATCTCTGCATTGCCCGCCACACCATAGGGATTATCCTTGCGATGGAAGATGCGCGTGCTCTGGACGATGCAGGCTTCCCTCACATCCTTTGGCGCTGAGGCCGAGGTGCCGTTCTGATAGCCGAAGACGCCGGCGATCTTGACGCTCTTGGCGACCCCAACTGGCCAGGCATTGTTGCCCTGGGGTGTCACATGAACCTCAACATACGGCGCATCGTTGTATGGCCACAGGTCATAGTCCGTGGAGGCCCACGAGGTTTCATAGGTCCGGTCGCCGTCCTCATCCGTTGTGATTGTCAGGCTACCCGAAGTCCCTAGATCGTTGATGTCCACAACGCGAGAGTCGATCGGCGTGTAGTACCGCGTCCCCGAGATCCCGTAGAACCAGCGGCGACAGTACTTATCGATGCTCCGTGAGACGGCCGTCACCACGCGCTCAATAGTTACATCCTGGGATGATCCCATCCCAGATGTCATGCCAGCCTTGATCTCGGCTAGTGTGCAGTAGCCGTTGACAATCGCCATCTAGTCGGCCTTGGTCTTCCTCACACGCCGTGTGCCGGGCTCGGCCTTGGTCTCTTCCTCTCCGAGAATCTCGACCTCGCCCTCAGAGGCATAGGCTAGGGCCATCTTCTCCGGCATATCCACGACATCATCGATCTGCAACACACGTTCGATGCTCGTGATGCCCTTCAGGATTCGTACCTTCATGCTAATCTCCTCTGGGGGAGGCCCTCCGAAAGAGGGCCTCCCCCTCGGCTATTCAATTGTCAGGCGATGATCACAGGAGCTGTGGTGTACTCCTGCGTCGGAGGCAGCGACCGGCTGCCCCGGTAGAGCTGCGCGTGAAGCGCCACGATCATCACCGACGTCCCCAGCCCGCCGCCCGTTCCGTAGACTTTCATGAACGGCTTGTCTGGGTCGATTGCGGCGTCAATGATGAGCCCGATCTTGTTGGACGCGGTCGATGCCATCGTGCCGTCCGAAGCCGTGACCTTCGTGTACACTCCGCCAGAGGTCGCCGACTTGTAGACGGTAAGCCGGATGGTGTTCTTCGTCGCACCGGCTTGAGCACCATGCGTGGCGAAGATCCCGATGCGATCAAAGCCACTCCCATTAACCACGATTGGCGTGACTGCCGCGCCCGTCGCAATCGACAGAGGCGCGCACAGGTTAACGTACTTGTTTTCCTGGTGGAGGCGATGCATGTCGGGCCTCCTAGCTCGTCAGGATGTGCTTGAAGGCGTCGGCCTGGAGCACGGCCCCGCCGCGCCGGAAGGATGCTAGCAGGCCGACTTGGCCCGTGCCGGCGTACAGCTCAATCAGACGCTGAACGAACATCCCTTGGCGCTCGGCGATGGCGTAGAACTCGAAGTTCCCGAACAGCACCGGTTTCTTGGCCGTGGTCAGCGGGTCCATCTCGCCCGAGATACCGACCGGGTAGCCCACGAGCTCACGGGCTCCGGCGTTCCCTTGCGGGGTCACGGCGAACGCGAACGGGTTCCCCGTCAACGCCCGCAGCGCACCCAGCGTCGCGTTACGCATGAACAGCCACGACCCGTCGGCATAGAAGTCGCCGAGGGAGTGGACCAGCGAGATGATGTTCGCGGCCGTCAGCGTGGAGGTGCCGGTAGCGGTAAGACCAGCGCCGGAGGCCGTCACGGCTCCCTGCGGCTGATTCGTGCCCGTGCCGGTGAGGTACATATCGTTCTCCCACTTGGCCTCGGCCCGCGAGAACACATCCGCCAGAAACGAGTCTCCGCCACCCTTGTTGTCTGCCAACCATTCGACGGACGCCTTGACCAGCTTGGTGTTGCGATGCACTGTGATGATCACCTGGCCCAGGGTCGGCTCGTTCTGGTCAACCGCACCCTCTTCGGCCGTCCTAACAAACGCGGTGGCCGAGGTCCCTTCGGTCGGGACCAGGATGCGATCCAGGCTCGTCGGGATGACAGTCACGCCAGCCTGCCGAACCACCGACTTCTCGTCCCGCTTGGCAACGATGCGGGCATAGAAGTCATCAGGGACGGCATATCCACCTTCGTCATCCGTCTGGCCCTGCATAGCCGCCCGGTAGGCGACCTGATCACCAGTCAGCAGGTAGTGCCGGAACGATTTCATCTCGTCGTCGGCAAACCCACGGTCGGTGACTTTCTTGATGGCGGGCATGTACAGCACTCCGCCCTTCGTCGCTGGCGCTTCTGCCATCAACGCCTTCACGGCGTCAGCGGCTGCTTTGCCAGCGATTGCGGCGACCTGCTCTGCCGTCAGAGCGGCCGTCGGTGCCGGCGTTTCCGCCGGCTGCACAACTGCGTCAGGCATTGTTCCCTCCGTATTGCCTTCCGTCTCAGCGTCCGTCTCGTGCCGCGCAGGCGCACTCGAGGGTGCATCCGCCAGCGCATCCGGCAGTGGGAGCCCGGCCGCGATAAACAGCGTCTTGATGTGCTCGATCCCAAGCGTGCGAGGTTCTGCCGGGGTCGGGGTGAGCGAATATTCCACGATGGGCCACTTCTTGATCAGCCCATTCAGCTTGTCTACCAGGTGTGAGGCCGTACCAGACGACCAACCCATTAGGCCCTTGTCAATCAGGCTCAGAACTTCCTTGGCGTAGGCCCTGGACATCTCAATCTGGGCTTCTACCCAGACGCCAATCTCGTCCACCGCCTCCTTGGCCGTCCGGCCCAGAGCGTGCTTCACTTCCGGTTGAAGCGTGTGGTCGTAGAAGACCGGATGCAGCTCTAGCCCAAGGTCCCCTTTCAGGTCCGTCTCGGCCTCGAAGTGCTCTCCGGTCAGGTCCTTGCCGCCAAAGATCACGCCATAGCCGGCGACAGTGGCGATACCATCCTTGATGCTCTTCACGCGCACACGCGCGGGGATGTGCTTGATAACCCATTCCTTCGAGACCGTCTGCCACTCCGACTGCGGCCCAGGCGTGATCGTCCCATCCTCAGCCTTGGAGTAGGGCGCCTTGAAGTAGCCCTCATCGGAATGGACAATGACGTATCCCTCGTAGACTTCCTCGACCCAGGCTTCGTTCATCATGGCCTGCTGAGGCTGGATAGCTGAATAGAAGGCTTCTCGCACAAGCTGGGTCTGCTCATCCAAGCTTCCGGTCGCCTTCTTGGATTTGTCGCCCATGTGGTCCCTCCACATCGAATTGCAAATCGCTACCGCCTGATCACTTTCTCGGCCTTCATCCACCATCATCGGGATGCACCGCTCCAGCCAGTGCTCCCGCTCTTCGCCCTCTTGAATCTCGGGCATGACCTACTCCTTGATGAACTCGTCCACGGTTTTCTGCAGGATACGTTCAACCGCGGAAAGGACTGCAGGATCCTCGGCTACATCCTGCGCCGTCTTCCATCCGGTCTCCTGGTGATAGCGGCTCTGGTGCCGTCTGTCATGCACTAAGGTAGCATAGGTGGCGCTGTTCACGATTGACGCGCGCAGGTCAGAAAGCATGAACACGAACCACTTGGTATCCAGCCTCTGCGAGCTCGGGGAGATGCCCCGGCGGTAGGGAACGTCGATCACGCCCGCCTTCAACTTGGCGAAGAACCCGCGGCGCTGCTTGTCCGTCTTGAATGGCTGCGGGCCGCGACGAACCCGCGGGTAGGTGGCCACTTGCCCCTTCACGTGCTCGGCCGCCGCCTGCATCCCATGCCGGTAAGCCTGGAGATTGATGAGCCTCTTGAGCTTCGGGCCTAGATGGTCAACGTCACGCAGCTCCAGCTTGATGTTCATGTCATACTTTCGTGGCGCTCGCGGCACCTGCAGCGTGGGTGCGCTGGCGGCCAGTCGTAAGTTTGCCCTGTTTCTGGATGAACGTAGCCAGAGTCACCACGCTCAACTTCGTTAAGCGGCCAGCAAATCGGGCATTCCCTAACAATCTCATCGTTGGCTGTCTCCCAAATTTCCCGGAAGCCCAGCCCCTGCTCCTTCAGCAGCTCAACCAGGGCACGCTCCCCCTCCGTGGCCGCACGCGTGACCTCGGTCGTGGCAATCATGTCGGCGCGAATCGGCCCGAAGGCACCCTCGAGGCGATCGCGTAGCTGGGCAAGCGTCTGATTCTGTGAGAAGAAGTTACCCACGGCTTCCCGCGTCAGATCTCTCTGTGTCCCCGTGAGTCCCTGCACCAGATCGTAGCCATACTGGTTCGCCCAGGTCACGGCGCGCTGGTTCACCACGGCCCAATCGACCCCGACTGGAGACACTTCCAATGCCGCCTCGGCCGAGGCCATGTAGACCTCTTGCAGCAACGGGGTCAGAGCGCCCGACATCAATGCCGTCTGGTCATCCCAGAAGGAAGCTGGTAGAGCTGAATAGTTAGGCGGATCCCCGAGGGCGGTCATCAGCGTGTCCAAGGTCTCCCGACCAAGCCTCGCTGCTTCTCGGGCCAGCCTGCGTTCCCATGTGTCACGATCAAAATCAGGCACTTCCCTACAGCACCTCCAGCAGGTGCATCTCGGCATACTCCTCAAGTTCTTCTTCCTCTTTCGGCTTCGGGGCATAGCGGAAGACAAAGCCGCCAGCAATCTCGCCCGTGACTGCTGCTGTGCCAGAGATTGTTGCATCCTCAAGCGTGATGGCTCCAGTTCCTTCAACTGGGACAGTTCCGACAATCGCCGTGCCGGCAACTGTCACACCATCTAACGTGATCGCCCCGGCGGCCGAGACTGGAACCTGTGCAGTTGCAGCAACAGTCAAATCATCAAGCGTTGCCGCACCAGTTCCGGCAACAGGAACTTGAGCCAACGCCGATAGAGTTACATCCTCTAAGGTTAGGGCTCCGTCCGCGTCTACAGGAACTTGGGCTGTACCGGCAAGTGTCGCATCGGCTAAGGTGATCGCGCCGTCGCCGTCCACTTGCACCTGAGCCGTGGCGGCCAACGTGGCATCCGCGAACGCGATAGCTCCATCGCCTAACGCGGGGACACCTGCTGAAACGCTGGCCGTACCAGCAACGGTGAGATCTTCTAGGGTGATGGCCCCATCGCCATTCACAGGGACTTGAGCAGTGGAAGCAAGACTTGCATCCGCTAGAGTGATCGCCCCGTCTGCGTCTACAGGAACCTGAGCGGCAGCAGCGACTGTAGCGTCTTCGAGTGTTATTGCACCATCGGCATCAACGGGAACCTGAGCGGTGGCCGCAATCGTGGCATCGTCAAGGGTGATAGCACCATCAGCGTCGATTGCAACTTGGGCTGTAGCAGCGAGGGCGAGATCGGCTAGTGTTATGGCGCCATCGCCCAAAACCGGCTGGTCGGTAACGGTCGCAGTCCCAGCTATGGTTAGGTCGTCTAGGGTGATCGCGCCGTCGGCGTCGATCGGAACCTGAGCCGTAGCGGCAAGCGTCAGGTCCTCAAGGGTAATCGCCCCATCACCGTCAATCGGGACTTGTGCGGTAGCGGCCAGCGTAGCTTCGGCAAGCGTGATCGCTCCATCCGCATCGACTGATACCTGAGCAGTTCCCGCAATAGTCGCTGCATCAAAGGTGATTGCACCCGCGCCACTCGGCCCCGAGCTGTATTCGATGTGGAGCTTGGCGGCAAAACTGGAAGATTGGTCATAGGTCCATACACCCAAATCTCTGCCAGCATCAAGCGTATGCTGCTCAAAGATCAACACAAGAGCATTGTTTT